CCCATATTTGTTGCGCCGGTAAAGAAGATCGACGGGGCAGAAACTGAGCCGTCGTTGGCCGAGAACGTGCCGGAAGCGCTGGTGGCGTTGATGGTAACTGCGCCCGTAGCACCTGAGATGGTTACGTTTGTGCCAGCGACGATGCTGGTGACGCCTGTGTTGCTAACGACCACTGCGCCGGTTGTGGGGCTGACCGAAATACCAGCGCCAGAACCCGATACGCTGGATACCGCGCCGCCACCTGACGGGGCCTGAGAAACCCAAGCAGATCCGTTGGACGTAAGCACATTGCCTGCGGTGCTGGGAGACACTGACGTAACAGCCGACGTGCCAGCGCCAATCAGGACGGCACCTGAAGTAAGCGATGTGGTGCCAGTGCCCCCGCCTTGAACGCCAAGGGTGCCACTAAGGGTCAGAGTGCCGGAAGTAGTGATTGGGCCGCCAGTAAAGGAAAGCCCGCTGATAGCCGTGCTTGCGTTGACGCTGGTTACCGTGCCACCGCCACCGGCAGTGGCGTCGATAGTGATGCTGCCAGCGCCGTTGGTGATGGTAATACCTGAGCCAGCGGTTAGCGTGGTCTTGGACAGTGTATTGCCGGTGCTGTTGCCGATCAGCAGTTGCCCATCGGTGTAGCTGGTCTGGCCTGTGCCGCCATTAACGACAGCAACGGCACCTGTAAGCTTCGAGGCGGCCAACGACGTGATCCACGACGGGTTGGCGTAAGTAGAGCTAATCAGAGCGGCATTGGTTGTGCCAAAGCCAATATTGGTGCCGTCTGAAATAACACCGACCGTGTAACCCTGCGGAAGAGTGGCGGTGCTTCCGCCGCTTGCCGAAGAAAAGATAATTGAAAACGCACCTGAGGTGTTATTAAAAATATACCAAAATCCACCTACACTCGCTGGTAATTGATAATTGACGTTTGCGGTTAGTGTCCCTGTGATAACAATAATGGGCGCTTGATATTGCGATACTGTAAGCGTTACAGTTCCAGAAGCACCAACGGCGTTTATAGCTGTTGTACCGCCAAAAGCCTTATCGATGATGTCCCAGTCGCTGTTGACCGGCGTTGACCATGTATTGTTGTAGTCGCCGTTGGCTGGCTTTTCGATATTCTTGTTGGGGGTATACGAACTGACCATTTAAGCCTCCTCAGATAGCTTTTTGCGCGACAGCCAGAGCGTTCGCTATGGCGTCGTCGCGTTCATTCAGCAGAGGCTCCGTAGCCTTGTTCGACGTCTTTTTAGCCATTTTTGCCTTGTTCATCAAGGCCGCTACCAGCGGCTCAATGCCATTGACCTTGCCGCCAGCCTTGTAGGCGGTGCGCCCGCCGTAGGCTTGGGTTTTCGGGCGCAGAGAGGCTTCATATTCTTCGGGCGAAACCACTTCGGGCAGGGTGGGGCCATTAGCCTGTGGCTGGGGGCGCAGGGACGCCTCGTACTCTTCGGGCGAAACCACTTCAGGCAGGGCGGAAGCTTGAGGCACCGCTTTCGGCGCTAGCGCTGCGGCAACAGGCGTCTGGTAATTGGTCTGGGCTGCGGTTGCGATGCCGCCGGCAACAGTAGCCGGGTTCCGCACGTCTGGCGCTTGAAAGAGAGGTGTGCGCGGCGCACCCGCAAATTCAGCCTGAGCAGCGCGGGTGGCAGCCATACGATCAAGGCCAGAGCGGACAGCGCCTGTGGCAGCGCCGCCGACCGCGCCGCCGACCAACCCCATTCCGGGCAGCCCGGTCGCGGCACCTATTGAATAGCCAGCAAGGTTGCCCGCGCCAACCGATGGGATGTAGCGCTTGATGTTTTCTGCCATCGTTGGGACGGCGCTGTTGGGCGTGGCAGCAGGGGTTTGGACAATATTACGCGCCGCCTCCGTGCGCGCAATAGCGTCTGGGTCATATGGCGCTGGGGGCCTTGGGGGAGCATTTGGGCTTGCATCAGGAAGCCTTGGATACTGCGCACCAAGCCGGCTTGCGTTGCGCGCGTTAGCCCAATCTTTGGCCATTGCAGCCCCATCGCCCGTGAAGTTAGGAGCGTTTTGGATCGTGTAGTTGTCGATGCCGCGATTGATAGCCGCAAGAACGGCTGCGTCGTCGCCTTGGGCATTGGGGAAGTAGTTGTTGACGTTGCGGCGAACGGAGTCGATCCCCTCAGGGCTCAGGCGATTAGGCGAGGGCGGAATGTTTGCGCGATTGGAAACGGCGTTAAGATATTGAATTTTTGCAGGTGCCGTTACAGGCGTCCCGGCAGCATCAACCCATTGGCTCTTGCCATAATCAAAACTGTGCCTTGCCCCTGAAGCGTCGGCAGCGGTCAGTGGCTTTGCCCCGGCAAGATTGTCGAACTGATCAAAAACGCCGGGGAAGCCCTTTTCTCCCCGAAGGGCCTTTTGAGACTGCGAAAAGCGCACATTCCCCTGCACGTCAGCAAGGCTCAGGCCCATGGCAGACAGTTCATCTTCAATCGAACTTTTGACGCCAGTCGAAAAATCAGACGTGTTCGTAAAAACGCCGCGATGGCTTTTTGCTTGCTGATACGCGCCCTCTATGTTGTCTTGCATATTCTGTGCAAGGTTTTGGCCAGACCGACTACGAATATTCCCTTCGGCATCGACGTTGCCGGCCATCGCTCTTTCGCCGGTTGTCATGGACCGCGTTGCATCAATGCCTTGAGACTTTAATGCGGCCTCCCTGATCGCGGCTGGGCTGATGCCTTTCTCATTGATGACGCCCTGAACAACTTTGCGCATTTCAGGGCTGCTAAACAGCGCAGGATCTACACCGGCTTCCTTAAACGCCCGCTGCATTTTAGGACTATAGTCGCCTGACTTGGTGAAGACAGTCGGCTTTACGCCAGCGGCCCTGAGGCCTGCACTGACGGCAGGCGCTACGGCCTTGACGCTTTTTGCAATGGCATAGGGCGCGATGTTTGTCGCAATGTTACCAGCCTTGGAAACACCCTCAATTACCTTGCCCGCCGCCGATATGGGCGCAAAAGCCGACGCTGCCATCTTTGCCCCTGCAAATTCGGGGAAAGGGGTAAGGATGGACATGGTTTCCATAGGGTGTTGCGTCAGGTTTCGCATAAGGGCGGCGCTGTCGGGCCGACGCACTCCGTCCTTATCGACGTAGCTGTAGTGAGAGGCGAGCTTACCGTAATTTGCCTCTGCTTCTTGCCGCCACTTAGCAAGCTGGGACGGGCTCATTCCCTTTTTCTCAGGCCACTTGCCGGTCTGCTCCTTTGTGCGGGCGTCGTAAATGCCGGCAAGCATGTCGCCAAGTTTGACAGCGCCTTTGTACGTCCCAACCGGATCCGTGACGACAGCCTTGCCGGCCCCGTACACACCCTTGAGCATATCCCGCGTAAAATCTAAGGGGCGCGTGTTCTTGACGACGTTGGCGACCGCCTCACTTGCAGAAAGATACGGAGCCGGGGCGTTGCGATTGAAAGTGCGCCTGTCCACGGGCTGGTTAACGACGGGAACGCCGTTGATCGTGTACGGAACAGGGGCCTGAGGGGCTGCGTTCCACCAGTCGGAGACTATGTCGCTTGTGCTGCGGTCTTTCTTTTCAGCCACAGGAGCCTCCTACTTAGCGTAATGCAATGTGGGATCGCCAACGACTTTGTAGGGCGTTCCGGCCTTCAAAGCACCCTTAACGGGGTGGGACCTGTATATTGCGGCATTTGACGCCTTATACGACCCGGCCTGACCAGCGATAGCAGCCTGCGCGACATTCCTTGTCAACGGATCGTTGTTGAATGCATTATTGGCCTCGTTAAAAGCTGCAATCTTGGCGTCTGCTCGATTTTCAGCATGCCGCAACACGGCCCTTACGGCGGCGGCGGAAAACCCTGATGTGCCATATAGCTTCAAAGCTGCTGCGGCTTCAGGATCGCCCCCGTAAGACCCTAACTGCCTAGCCAGCGCGTCCTGCGTTTGCGATGAGTCAGGTGCGCGGACAAGATTATCAATCAGGCCCTTGTCAACGCCTAACTGGATCAAGCCGTTACCGATGGCTTGAGTGATGGGTGACAGTGGGCCGCCTGTCCCAACATTTTGAAGCAAATCACGGATATTTTGCTTTATATCCATAGCTTCGGCTGCTGGCCCAATAAGCGGCGCAACAGTGTTGGCGTTTAGGCCAATTTTGGCGGCGTTGGACCCCTGAAGGGCTGCCATGGGGACTTCCACGACCTTGCCAATCGTATCTTTCCACTTAGCGTCTGCGCGTTCGTAATCACCCTTGGCCAGCGCGTAATTATTAGCAAGCTGGGTGTAGCGCTCAGACCCGACACCGGGAGCGCCCAGTGTCTTATAGAGATCCTGCATTACAAACTCCGCCTTGTCGCGGTTAGCCCGCGCTTCCATTACGCCGGGGTTCAGTTCGGCTGCGGCCAAGATGGTTTCGCTGGGGTTGCTTGGGTTGGGCCTGTAAGACCGCTTAGCCGGAAGCTGCGGCACAACGGTGCCGGCTGTTGGGTTGTCCTTGAGATACTGCGCGCGGGAAATCCCGGCAGGGGACGTGTCGGTAAGCGCGCTTTGCGGCCCCTTTGCATATGCCTTAGCTTTGGCAATCGTAGCCTGATCAGCGGGCAAGAATTTGTCGCTGTACTTGTCCCACACCTGACCATTTTCGAGGAACTGGTAGCGTCCTTCCAAGATGCCCTTGGTGATTTCCATCGTGCGGGCGTCAGCAAGCTGCTGAGCGACCTTCAATTCGCCTTGCTTGATGCCAAATGCGCGCTGCCCCTGAGCGGCCTGCGCACCAGCGCCAAGGCCTGCGGCGATTGCCACGCCGGGGCTGACCGTTCGGGCAGTGCCCAAGGCACCGATCCCAGTCAGAAACGGGATGACAGACGTCGCCTTGCCTCTGGCGAGGCCCCGGAAAAAGTTGTTGTCTTCAGGCGCGGCCTGAGCCGGGGCAGGTGTCGCAGGCGCTGCGGGGGCCGCAGGCTTATCCGCCGGGGCAAGCCCAGTCGGTGCTGGCTGCTCAACCGGGGCTTCGGGTGTTTCAAACAATTGGCGGGCAACCGCGTCCGGATCTTCGTCTACAGCGCCATCAAGCGCATAGCCATCGCGCCCAGCAAGGCCGCCAGATGCACGGCTCAGGCGGGCCGCCTGCTTGGCCATGGACCCACGCGCCCAGTCAATGACGCCACCAACGGTGGGGTTCTTCTGGAGCGGCGGGTTTGCCATGATTGCCTCTTCGCTCACATAGTTTGCGATAGGGGCGTTGGGGTTGGCGCGGAGGACCTTCACAGCGGTGTCCGGGCCCAAGAAGTGAGCAAGGTACACGTTGCCGGCGTCTGGCTCAAAGCCACCTCGTTCAATGATGCGGGCGTTGCCTTCGATCAGCTTGGGACCCATTGCCTCGCTGAGAGCGGCCCCTTCAGGGCTGCGTTTCAAAGCAATGATGTCCTGATCTGACATGCCCCTTGCCCGGTCGGGGTACTGTTTCCGGAATTGCCCAGCAAAAGTGCTGTCGATCATCTGGTACGCGCCCTTGGCCGAAGACATGGGGTTCTGGCCGGTGCCTTCCCCAGCATGGATCAAGCGGGCAATCTGCATGATGTTCTTTGGAAGCATACTTGCCACAGGGGCAACGCCGGCAGGCTTGGGAGCCGCTTGCGACTTCTTGACCTCAAGCAACTCAGGCAGGCCTTCCTTGGCCGCTGCGGCAAGGCCGGCAGGCTCTGGCATACTGGCAGGCGCAGCCCGCTGCGGAGCCTCAGCAGCTTCCGCCGGAAGCTCTTCACCGCTCATCAAGTCAATGTTCTTGTTGCCGGATGCAGTGGCCTTGAAAAGGTTGCGGATGAGCTTGTTGTCGCCGTGATAGAGGCCAGTCGGCTCATAGGACGGAATGTTGTCCATTTCCTCTTCAGGCATGCCGCCTTCTGCAAAATGGCCACGGCGCGCAGCCCCAGACGTCGCCTTGCGGTAGTCAACAGTCTTCATGTCGCCAGCAAGGCCAACGGCATGCGGCTTGTGATCTTCCACCTCTTGGGCGATCAAGCCAATCTGAGTGCGCGGGTCGCCCTTGTAATTGAAGCTGTGGACGATCTGGCCATCAAAGAGCTTACCAATCGCCTTGATGTTTTCCTTCATGCGCTTGTCGGACATAGCAGCCACAGTGCTTGCAATTTGAGCAATTTTCCCAACTTTGCTAAGGCCGCTTTCGGGCTTGTCGGGCATTTCCCCCGCAGTCATCAGTTCGTATTTATTGGAAGACCCTTCCTCTTCTGGGATGTCCAATCCCTTGCCCGACATGTTTGACTCGTAAGGGACTTCGCCACCCGAAGCCTTTTTCTTGACTGCGCCGTAGATGGACGCCGCGTCCCCCGCAGCACCAAGGAGCTTGGAAAACCCAGACTGCTTCTGCGCAAGAGGGGAAGCGGTCATCAGTTGAGGAGCGGCGGCCAAACCTCCGGTGGGAATGTCCAACCCCATACCCGGCACCTGATTTGAATACGGCATCCCGCCGTCAGCATATTGCTTACGGCGACGGCGGCTGGGGTAAAAGTCCTCAGCCTTCGGTGGCGTGGTATCAACAGGCGGCGGGGGCGGAGCAACGCCGGTCGCGGCAGGCTTAGTTGGCGCGGCCTTTGTAGGCACTGGCGTTTTCTTGTCGTCCTCTTTGCCGTCCCAATCCCAAGCGCCAAATTTATCGCCAACTTCGCCAACAGTTTTGCCAATGCTGGCAACCTTCGCAACGTCATCAAGGCCAGATGAGGCGGCGGGAAGTTCTCCCGGCATCATCAATTGGCGCGCAACAAATTCGGATTGCGGAACAAGGCCGCCAGCGGCGTTAGGACCGCCAGCATACATGTTGCCCTTCATAATAGGGTCGTACATGGCTTGCTGGGCAGCAAGAAGCTGCTGCATCGTGGCTGGATCAAACCCGGCAAGACCACCGGCAGCAAAGCCACGACCTGCATCCTGCGGCAATACGCTGCCGCCAGCGCTTGCAAGGCCGCCGTAGGCCATGTGGCCACGGTCGGCGGCGTCTTCGGTCGCCTTGTCGTAGTTGACGGTTTTGTAGCCGCCAGCAAGACCCACAGCGTCCGGGTGATGCTTCTGGACCTCTTGGGCGATCAGGCCGATCTGGGTGCGCGGGTCACCCTTATAGTTGAAGCTGTGGATCGTCTGACCATCGAAGGTCTTACCAACTGCCTTGATGTTCTCTTTCAGACGCTCGTCAGAGAAGAAACCACCCGGCTGCGTGGTTGTCGTCGTGGAGCCTTGCGCCGTGCCAGTGCCAAGGGCGATGTCGGACGCCAACTTAAGCTGCTGGTACGGCAGCGACTGCTCCTGAAGGAACTGGTTGTACCGGGCAGTGTTTTCAGCCTGCCTAGTGGCTTGATCGACCTGACCGGCAGCCATCTGAGCCGCAGCGCCCGAAAGTGCTGCGTCCTGAGCGCCTGTGCCAAGGGCGGCAAGGGCTGCGGACGTGTTTGCACCCATACCGTAAATGCCTTGGCCCAAGGCCGCCCCTTGCTGCGATGCCGCAACGCCCTGACCAAACTGCTGTTGGCCCAGAGCGGCCTGCTGTGCTGCCGTAGTGGCACCCTGACCAAACTGTTGTTGGCCCAGAGCGGCAAGCTGGCCCGCCGCAGTGGCACCCTGACCAAACTG